CCATATCTGCTACATCAGCATTAGCCATATTAATGTTAGTCTCCAAAGAAACTATTTTTGCCCAAGTTGTAGCACCTGTCAAAGTACCATAAGAAGCACCATAAAAGATACCTGCTGGATGTTTGCTGGTTGCTCCTGAAGCACCTAAAAATGTATTTTCAAGTTTTTCATTAACTGCGTTTACTAAGTCTGTTTGTAATTTCTTTTCAGCGTCCACTGTATTTTGAATTAAAAGTAAATTTGATACTGGCAAGAAAACTGTAAGTCTTTTTGGTGCAAAATCAACTTCTTTAAAACCATTTTTTCCGTCTTGTGCAATTTCGTTTTCATCTGCCCATTGTGCTGTACTACCAGTCATAACAGGTATAGAAATTGTACCTACTAAATTTGTTAAGAAAGTCGCACCCATTCTTGCAAAAATACTTTTAGCACGTAATGGCATTAACAAGTCAAATTTTTCTTCCGGCACTAATTCTTGTCCGACTGCTGCCGTACCTGCTGCTAATGTTGCTCTGTTTTCAAAAGCAAATGGTAATGTAGTACCTCGATATGATAAACCATTACTATTAAATGACTGTCTACCAAGTTCAATAACTTCTTTCTCAACATCTGTAAAATTTCTATTGTCTTTCAAACTTCTGAAAAATGATACTAAAGAAAATTTATCAGCATTATTAATACCTGTGATAGTATATTGATTTTTAACTTTTGGAACTACTGTTTGAAGTTCAGCCATTCTTGTCTCAAAGTCCAAAACTTCTGATTGAAGACTATCTAAAGTAATTTGTTCAACATTTGATAAAGGTCTTTTTTCTGTTGCAATTAAATCCATAATTTTAGCAGTTTCTAACTTACGTTTCTTAACCTCATTCAGCATTTCTAATTTTGTTATCATATTTTTATTGTTAATAAAATCGAATTATTATTATTTAATATAAATACAAGTCAAATCAGAATAATTATTTTTTGTCCAATTTTTAGTAATATTTGTACATCTGGTAATTATCTGTTCAGATATTTTTTAGTTACTTATACAAATATTTTTTAATCATTTTCTTATAATATTCTTGAAATTCCTGCTCTTTTTGTAATATTAACTGTTTTGCTAACTCAATATCTTCTAATTCTTTTTGTCTCAGTAATAATTCAGACTGAATAAAATTGTCAAATGATCTTACCGAAACGTGCGCATTAGGATAAACACCTTTCTCACAAATGCTAAAATCTTTGATCACAGCCATTTTTTTGATAGTTTTAAGTGGTACACCATCAGCACTTCTTGACCAAGTAACCTCGTTTGGCGTGCCGTTTGGTGGTGTCAGAGCAAAACAGAACGAACAAGCATCAACGTCACCGTTTTGAATTGATTCTACTATATGCATATCAGATTGTTTGGCTCTGAAAGAATAATGAACTCCTACACTATCAACTGTGAAATGCAATGAATTTCTTGTACTATTAGGCGTATAACGTGCCAAATTTGTAGCAGGTGAATGCTGATATCTCATATAAATTGTTTGTGTTCTGAGCCAGTCATCAGTACAAGCAGATGGTAATATCTGTTCTCTGAAAACTCTGTTATTTTCTAGTACTATGTCTGAAGGTTGATTAAAGACTATTGCAGTACCTTCAACTAAATTTTTATCAGCATTTATTGTCAAATCTTTTGCGAAACGATATTCTAAATATTCGTTTATGTTAAGGTTATTCTTATCAATTATAGTATTTTCAAAATTGTTTTCCATAGTTATTTTTTTTATAATAATTAATTGTTATTATTTTATATATACCTATCATATCTAAAGGAGTTTATTATCCACGAAATTAGCACCTGTAACTTGTGTACCAGTGTTACCACTTATAGCGGGTGTGCCTTGTACAACAGGATTACTAAGTTTTTGCAAATTGGTTGATATGTATGCCTCATTACCACCTTTCATCGGATTTCTGGCATTGATCTTTTCACGTATTTCATTTGAAGTATAAGCACCTAACTCAAACATTGTTTTATAATATGTTGCGCTCGCAACACTATCAAGACGCATTAAATTTTCAATATCAAATTCTAATTCTCTGATAGGATACATTACTCTCTCATAAATTTTATGAAAGAATTCATTTTCTATTTTTTCGATATATCCTAAAAGGCAAGAGTTATAAAATTCTATTTGTGCTGCTTCTGATGTGCCATTTCTTGAATGAGTCATATCAAATAATTTTTCAGGTGGTGTGCCAAAAAACTGAGCAATATTTATAATGTTAAATTTTCGTGAATCTAATAACTCGTTATCTTTTGCAGATACTGAAATTGGTTGATAGTCCCAAGCACTGTCCAGCGCAATAATGCTGCTACCGCCCAAATCAACATTTGAAGCCGTAAGAAAGTCTTCTTTTGCTTTTTTTGCTTTACCTGCTCCAATATTAGCACCTACAACAGGTTTTAATAAACCTCTTAACGCACCGCCATTTTCAAATGATTGTAATGCCTGATTTTCACTACTGTATGCAATACCTAAAGCCATTGCAGCAGATTGAATTACTGAAATACCAACCATAGAATTTACAGAAAATCCCAAAATATGTATGATATCAGCATCGTTATAGACTTCACCTGTTAAAACGTTATGGTAAGACTTTTCACCGTAAACCAAATAAGAGTTATAATAAATCTGTTGATTGTCAACTAATACTCTGATAAAATTTGAATCTAATAGTCTTAATTCTGATATTTCACCGTCTAAACCTCTTATAATATGTATATATGCGTTACCTTGTGTAATGATGTATTGCACCATTTGAGTCTTAAAAGTATAAGAAGACATTATATTATTTGGTGCTACATTCAATAGATATGTTAAATTGTCATTTAATTCATATTTCCACTGACTGCCAAACTGATTACCTCTTATTTCATAATTTATTAATGGTAAAACTCCTATTGAAGTTGATATGATATTAATAGCACGATATACTGTACTTAATTTTAATGCTTTCTGATTGCTGTAATTGGCATAAGATGACAAATTCAGCGTACCCATTACGGGGTTGAAAAAAAACTGATCAGCACTACTTCTTTTTGATTCTTTTAATTCTTGAATCCTATTAACTTTAACAGACTTCCCGACTGGTTTTTTGACTGACTTAGATTTAACCATATAAGTATTTTCATAATAAATACTTTAACTGACTGAAATAAGAAAAATAAGGTAGAAAATAAGGAAATTTAAGATTATGTGCTTGATTTAATGGTTAATAAATACCATAATTATATGCAGGTGTTTCCATTTTTGAACCTAAAGCGTTTAACATCGCTGCAATACCGTCAATTTTATTCTTTTTACTGCTTTTATCAATACTTAAATTACCCATTGGATTTTGTTTGATAATAACATTACTGATCATCCACTTAGTAAGAATGTTTTTTTGTATTATAATAGTTCCTGATAGCATCATACGTGAAAATTCTTTGATAGGTTTATTCATACTGCCAGCCGTTTGGCTGTAAGCAACTAAATTTAAACCTGCCTGTGTTGCTGAAATTGCAAATTGTGTTGAATTCCACTTATCATAACCGACTAAAACTACTGGTATTATATCATTAACTTTTAAAATATCCTGCAATATTCTGTCATAATCAACTACATTGCCAGCAGTTATATTAATATGTTTATTATTCATTGCATTACGAAACATATCTTTATTGATATTGCTGTTTAATGAATCCTGTGGTATATAGTAATCATTAAAAAAATATGTTTTATTTTCTATTTCAGTAAGGTATGATACTGCCGTGATATCGGTGGTACTTGATAAATCAATACCTACAACTAATTCACACTGTTTAAATTTGTCATCAGTGATACTAATATTTTGCATTGCATCAACTACATATTTTTCATCCAACCAAACGTCTTCACTGTTTGGTTTTAACCACATGTTAAAATTTTTAACCAATACGCCATTTTTTTCGGCTTCAAAGTTTACTGCTTTGTTAACTTCACTTTCAATGAATTCTGGATATACTGAAATATTTAAATTAGGATTACTTTTAATCCACACATCTTTATTTGTAAAATCATCTGCTTCATCTAAAGTATAAATGATACAAAACTGTGCAGTATCAATTGCAATTTTATTCAGTATGTCCAAACAATATGATCTAAGTTGATAACAAAATGAAGTAGTATCAAAACCAGCAGTAGTTATAACGCAAAACATCGGCATTCGTCTTGAACCCATTGAAGATTTTATAACATTATACATAAGTGAGTTTGGTGCTTCGTGCAATTCGTCAATTATGGCAAAAGAAGTATTTAATCCGTCCAATTTGCTGGCTTCTGAAGCAGTTACAATTAATTCTGAATCTTTATACTTTAATGAATTATAATAATGCTTTATGTGTTTCTGCTTATTGTCTAACTGTGCTGCAAACTGTTTACACTTTTTAAAGTCTATATTTTTTGCCTGTTCTTTACTGTTAGCACTTACCACAACTTGTGCATCAGTATCAAAAATTAAATGATAAAGTGCCAATGCATTTACAATCTGACTTTTGCCGGACTTTCTGGCTAACTCGATATAAGCATAACGATATTTCCTATTATCAGTTGATTTATTATACAGACCGTATAAATTACAAATGATAAAAGTCTGCCAACTTTCTAAATTAAAATGTTTTGGTTTAACCTGTTCAGTTAAATAAAGTGTATTAATAAAATTTATTACTAAGTCTGCTGCTTCCTGATTATAATAATAGTTATCATTATTCAAATCATTTAAAAATCTTTGTGCAGCCAGTTTTACATAAGAACAACTTTTGATTTTATCTGTTAAAACTGAATTTGCGTAATCAATACTTATTTCTAAATTAGTTAACAACTTTCTTTAATTTAACATCTTCAATCATTTTTGTAAAACCATCTTCTTTATCATCAATCATTTTAACTGCTGATGGCAATATTTTAAATTCTTTCAACTGTTTAAAAATTTGACCGTTAATCTGATAAAGTATAAATACTAAAGAC